TAAACTATCTATAAAAGCTTCACGTCTATCATACATATTTCCTAATGTAAACTTAATAAGAGGTGGGGCCACTGCACCAGTTGAACCTTTATAATCTTGCGGATATGTTAATTTAGCTAAAAAATTCAATCTCTCCCATGCATTTATATGTTCTACCAAATTTAATGAAAATACTTTAAAACTAAAAGTTACAGAACGTTCTATACCTTGATATGTATAAAAGTTAAATGGGTTACCAATGAATTTATTTGTGTCCCAAGTTGGTGAGAAATTTTCAGTTAATTGAGTAACAGTACATCTAAATTGTACAGTTTTATTTTGATATATTGAATAGAATTTTAATGCTATAAAATCAAAAGAATCCATTGAAGCTAGAGTAGTAGCATCTACTGCTGCTTCACCATCATATGTAATATCGGCCGATAAGTTTATAGTATCAGCTTGTGCACTCATTCCTCTTTTTATATACATAGATGTTTTTGCCGCATCATATACATCCGATGATTCATTTGGTTCTTTATTTACCGCATTTATTAAATCAAGATCGGTAGGTGCGGCAGTTCCGTTGGTTGGTATCTTTACACCACTTGCTTTGAGTTGTTCAATACCAGTTATAAAATATCTAGCTTTAAGTCCAGTTTGCTCATTCAATGGTTTAAAAACTTCAAATGCACTTACTACAGAATATGGTTTACGACTTGAATATCTTAAAAGTCCAACATTTGTTTTAGTTGAACTATTTGCCTGAGGACCTAATAATACATTTGATAATTTTTTCCCCACAATTGCATTTGTAGCCCCTCTAACCAATGCAGTTGCTCCAGCTTTTACAAGACCACCAACTACACTAGCTGCGGTTGATATTAAAAAATCTTTTGTTTGAGATAGAATATTTTTATTATTTTTTAATAAACCATCTACAAACTTAGGAACTTTTTTTTGTGAATTTAATTTAAGTATTTTAGCTGGAGTATCAAACTCATCTATAAAATCTACTTTCTTTTTTGTTCTACCTTTTTCAAATTCTTCTGCTACTTTGGTTGGCACCATTGGATTTGGGAGTAATGCTCCCAATGCTCTATCAGCTACATCAATTGCCAATTCAGTACCCAATGCAACTAAATCAGGTTTTGGAGGTAATTCTCTTTTACCACTAAGTAAATTAGTAACAGCATCAGATGCATAATTACCAACTGCATTACCTATCTTATCATCAATCCCACCAGAGACGCCTTTTTCAGCCGCCCTATTCATTAATGTAAGAGTTCTAGTTCTTTGATTTGTTATACGAAATATATCCCCACCATATATAAAAGGTCTACCACTTATTGCAAATTGCTTTAATCCCATTTGCTCTACTTCTGCTGGCGATTCTGATAAACGAATACTACCTTTTCTTCTTTTATTTAATATACCAACTACATCAAATAATTTAGCAGGTCCTCCACCAGCTGCAGATACGGCATTTATAAATGGATTTGATGATGCTATATCTCTAGCTTTACTATCTCTAATAGCATATGCTTCCTCAGCCGTTTTACCTTGATTTGGTCCCCTGTCTATTATTCGTTCTCTAAATAAATCTTCTAAATTTGGCATTTTTTAATATCTTTGACCGTATGAGAAATTGTTTTTACTACTTCTTTCCGAAGCGGCGGCTATACCAGTTGTAACTTTTTGTCCATCTAAATATGTGTTTGTTTGTATCTTACCACTATTCATGTCAGCTCTTAATGCTTTCATTTCCTGTACTAACATATCAATTCCTTTAGATTGTAAACCGCCACCACCAGTATTTATACTAGGGGTAGCTACCATTCTACCAAGTTCAGATGCATTATTTAACTTTGAGATAGCATTTGGTGCTGCTATTAAATCATCATTTGGAGATAATTCATATAACCCACCTTCTTTGGTTGATACTCTGGTTTTTCCATTTGCAGGTGACATTACATCACCAACATCACTTACTTTTGCACTACCCATATATGACATTAAAGCCGCTACACCAGCACCAGCCGCTATCAAACCAATTGCTCCTAACTTTGCATTACCAGCAAAAATAGATGCAATTGCTTCTTTCATTTTTAATAATGCTGTTTTTTTACTCAAAACATACATTACACTTAATCCTCCAATGATAGCAGGGAATAAACCTGGTATTGAATTTAATGCCCCAAATATCCCTCCAAATATATTACCTAACGTAGTTACTATTGGTGCTAATGCTTCCATTAAAGGTAACAATCCTTCACCAACAGCCGCAACGATACCTTTGAATGAATTCTCCATTTGGGTTATCTTATCTGCTATTTCTTCTTGTTTTGCTAATTCTTGTGTTTTTGCTTTTAATTGGTCTTCACTCATATTAGTGATATCCAAACCAGCATCCATAGCTTTAGAAATCTTCTTTTGTTCCTCATCACTAAGATTTCCAAGCTTTTCTTGCATAAGGATTTGTTTACTTAACTCATCAACCGTCATACCAGCTGCATCAGCTAATACTTTTTTAGTAAACGAATCTTTTTCAGAAAACTTACCACTTCTTTCGATTTGTCTTAATATTTCTTTTTGTGCATCAACATGCTTTCCAGCATATGCTAATGCTCTTGCTTGCGATAAATTAAATTGACCGCCAACAAATGTTGCAGCAACTAATTCCTTTTCAATACCATTTTCAAAATCTAAAAGAGATTCAGTTGTTTTTAATACATCCTTTAATGTAGTACCTAATCGTCTAGCTTCAATAGCTTGTTTAGCAATAAGAGTTACATCACCTTTAAAATATGTATATGTACCCTCTGCCGAATCTGCAATATCTTTAAATACTTTAGATGGTGCTACACCAGCTAAATTAGCCATATCAGCCACTTGCTGTGATACGTTTTGTGCTGTTTCTGCTGATAGTCCCGCCATACTTTGGAAAACCATATTAACGGCGGCGGCATCGGATTGAGCTACACCAAAGTTTTTATTTAATACAGCTACGTTTGCAGCTACTGCTTTTGATACAGGAATACTATCACCAAATTCGGTTTTAAATGCCGCAATACTATCATATGCAACTTCAGCATCCACTCCCAATTTAGCAAAATCAACCGCAATACTATGAGCATCTTTTTGAATTTGCTTTGTTTGAGAATTTGTTAAACCAGTTTCTTCTCTAAACTTCTTACTTGCGGCTTGTATTTCAGTAAATGATAATAATGCAGCTCCTAATAAAGCTCCTAATATTACAATAGGTCCCAAGCCTTCGGATATACCTTTAGCTAATTTTTTAGCCATATCAACACCATCTTGAAGAAATTGAGGTAATCGTTGATATAAATCATCTGCTTCTTCTTGTATTTTTTGTAGCCTTTCTTGTTGAGATATTAGATTTTCATTTAAATTAAATAAATCTGTTAATTTTTCTTTTTCTTTTGGAGGTAAATCCGCTATACTTTCTTCAAAATGTAATCTTCTACTAGCTTGCTCAGTCACACCTAATAATTCATTTTTGGTTTGAGAAGCTGCTTCTGCTTGAGATGTTATCGATGTATATAAATTAGTATATACATCTAATTTTCTTTGATTAATTTTAAGTTCATCTTCTGATAATCCGGCTTGCTTATCTTTTATATCTAATATATTCGCCGCAAGAGATGCAAATGCGGTACTACCTATTTTATTAGTAGATATTAATTTTCTAGCTCCAATATCTAATTTAGTATAAGATGTTTGTAGGGTATCTTGTAAATCGTTATATTCTTCTGCTAATTTGTTTTGTTCTTGTAATGGTTTTACTTGCTTTCCTAAAAGTTTTACTTTTTCTTTCTCTTTCTCAATTCTCTTTTCAAGTCTTTTACGTTCTTCCGCACCAGCAACCGCAGCCTTTTTATTTTGCTCCTCAATACGTTGATTAGTTTCTTCAATTTCTCTAAGAAGGCCTAACCTAATTTCATCTTCACTATCTGATAGTTTCTCAGCCATTAGTTGCTATATGTTAGTTATAATCTTTTGGTATCATACCCCAACTCTGAAACATTTTAAACATTTCAGGCTTTTCATCTTTAAGTCTATCGATATCAGGCTTATATTTTGAATTCATTTTATCAACATCAGCCTTTAATCTTTGTAAAGTAGGGTCTTTATCAATTAATTGTTGAAGTTTTGCAGGCGTAGCTTTTTTGCTAAATAACCCGAAGAATTCTTTTAATTGATGTCTTTTTATTTTATATTTTCCCATAATATTTGCTTATTTATAATAATACAACTATAAATATCGTATAAACAAAAAAAGTTAGGAATAAGAGAATTATCTCTTAAACCTAACCTTTGATGCGTTTGCCGATTGATTTGATTTTTTAACTTCTTCGTTTTCTTTTTTCTTAGATTCAACTAATTTATTATAGTAGAATGTTCTAAGATACGTTGGCATTTTATACAATTCCATAATAGTGAATCCGTTACTATATTCCACCATCTCAAAAATTTGAGTGTGAAGTATTGCACTATGATTCCTCGCCAGGCCAAAAAAAGCCTACACCCATTGGGATAGGTGCCTCCTCCACCTCACCATCTTCATGGGTATAACTAAATTTCATATTCATATCAGGAGATATTGTTTTTACATAATCTCTGAATGCTTTACTATCTCTAGCTAAAAACGAATTATTCACAAATTTAGTAATTGTACCAATATCCGAATTACCATCTACACTTTTAATCATATATCTTAAACGAGTGGTAATTTCAAATGAAGTATCTTTATTTAGTTTTTCTAATGCTGTGATATCCTTATCAATTAATAACTCGTCACCATGCGTAAGTAATTTAAATGTTAATTTATTTTTACCTATTGGAGTAACGAATTCAAATTCATTTTTATAATCAAATGAAGTCATATCTACCTCTTTAATAGCTACTTTAGATAAATCAACAGTAGTTTCCAATGTTTTACCTACTTTAGATGAATAAAAAGATATATTATAATCCGCACCATATCCTAATAAACGTGTTGCTAATATAATAGCGTTTTTATCTCCAATTAGTATATCATTGATATTTACGTTATCAACTATAATAGATTCAAATAATTTATCTAATACAATACCTTTTTTGATTAGATTTGTAGAAGAAAGAATATCCTCCTCTTTTGCAGTCATATACTTAATTGTAATTCTACCAGATGATAATGGATTATCTTTTGGATATAATTTACCTTTAGATGGCAAATCCAACACTTCGGTTGGAAAATCAAATTGTTTTTCTGTCATAACTTTACTTGTTTTAAGTTTGTATATATAAATACATAGTTTTTAAAAAAATAGAAAGCATAAAAAAGGGGATATTTTAGTATCCCCTTTATTTTTATCTTTTTTTGAATATTAGTATTCAAGAACAGCGTAATCGTAAGTTAATGTTAAATCAATTGTTGCTGGTTCGTTTGCATTACTAAAATCTACTTCATTAAAGTTTGCTTGAGAGATAAATGCACCATTTAAAGTCCATTTTTCAATCTTATCTCCAACAGGACCTAACATATAAAAGTTAATAGTCTTTTTGTAGAATTCTGCATATCCATCTCTACCAGTAATTGATTCATGTGATAAACGAATCCACTCCATTACTAATTGTGCCGCTGATGGTACAATTGGGTCATATAAAGTGATGTTCAAATCTTGCCACGTACCTTTACCTTTTAGTTTTCGTTGTACGTTGATATGGTCGATGGTAACAGTCTCAAATTGAATTGATGGTCTATTTGCTGTTTTTACCATAAATGCTGGGATACCTACTTCTGTCATTTCCATGTAGTAGCGGTTCTTCATTTTTGGTTCGAACTGCGTGAAAATCATCTTATCGTAGGGTAGTATTAATTCGTCTGCCATTTTGTGTTCCTTTTAATTTGTATTAATAAATATTAATTTTGTTTATTTTCATATTATGCTGAGAATGATGCTCCAGTTGGTAAGATGTTGAAATCAATTACGATGAATTCAGCTGTCTTTGCCGGTTGAAGGAAAATTGCTCCTGCTAATATGTTTCTATCAATCACATCCGGTGTGTTATTAGAATCATCCATTACAACATTGAATGCGTACAAACCTTGTCTTTGTTGGATACCCTCTAAGTAAGGAGTTACAGTGTTGATAAATCTATTTCTAGTCTCCGTAGTATTTTGTTCGAATACTAAATAGCGAGATGTAGAAGCGATAAATTTCTTAACAGTGATTAATAATCTTCTTACGTTGATTCTATCTAATGCAGATGCTTTATCTTGCAAAGTCTTTTGTCCAAATGCTACGATACCTTGTCCAGGGAAAGTTGCGATTGGGTTTACTTTGTTCTCATATAAAGTATCTCTTTCAGAATGTGTTAATCTATTTAAAACACTAACTGCTCCAGTGATACCACCTCTATTCAAACCAGCAGGTGCGAACCACTCAGCCGATAATCTATCACTACTAGCGAATACCGCTGGTAATAATGTAGATGGAGGTACAGTTGTAAGTTTGTTTGTGTTAGAATCAATAGTTTTCATCCAAGGATAGTAACAAGCTACATAATTTGAATCTACCGAATTTGCTTGCTCCGTTGCTACCGTTATAGATGAATCATAATCCGTAAAATCTGCAATATAGAAAGTATCTTGTCTATCTTCACACATATCAATTACCTTTTGAGTAATCGCAGGGTGTAATTCTCTATTGATACCAGGAGTTGAAACCAAATTGATATCATACTCATCAGGATTTGATAAAGCGTTAATTGCTTTTGAATATCCTACTGAACCAGATGAAGTTGAACGAGCACAATCAAAACCCTGATTGTTTGCTGCTCCCCAATCTGCATCACCAGCTTTAGCTATAGCTTTAGTTGGATTAACACCATCAAAACCACCTTGGAATGCCATTACAAATTGTCTCTTAACCATATCAACTGCGGCCGAACCAGTCATTTGATAAGTAAGTTGAGAATCAAATGCAAATATAGTATTTGCCCCAGCAACAGCGCCATCAGGAATTGGTTTACAATATTGTTTATTATCTTTTTCAACACCACCTGTCTCAAAATCAAATCCGGCAAAATATACAGGAGATGAAGATGTATTGTTTGCTGACCCAGTTTGGTAAACTATTGCCGGTACATATGATGCTTCGGTTACGTTATTAGTTGCAATTGGGTTAGTGTAAGCAGCGTGTCCAAAAGGAGCTGCTGATATTGGATATGAACCTGCAGTTGATACTTCAACTCTTACATATGCTGATTTGTTTGAATAATCACCATATTCAGTTAGTTTTCCATTATCATCTATTGTGAAATATCTATCACCAATCACTCTAGCAATATATCTAGGAGATGATGGGTCTA